TGTCGCGCCAGCAATACGCTTCTGGGATATCGCTCGATTTCAACGGCGCAAACAGTCCGCCATCCATGGAGCACGCTCCCAAGTATTCCTCCACCAGCGCCTGTGAATAATGCCAGCTCATTCATGGATGGGGTGGAACGGTGCGGGGGCTAGGCGCTAGGGGCTTAGGCGCTAGGCCGTCTCCCTTCCCGGCGCTCATTCACCATCCTCCGGGTAGTCGGGCACATCGAGACCGGTGACAGGAAGTGTCGCTCCCCCCTTCTTCTCGAGCTTCCGGCACGCCATGTAGCCGAGCTCGAAGGCCAGACGGAATCTTTCCATGGCATCGGTGATGACCGATCCGTCGGGATTCAATGCCCTCACCCCCTCGGTCTTCCAGTAGCGCTTCCAGAGGGGGTCCTCGGCGTAGATGCCGGGATTATCCACGATGTCAAAATTCATCGGGAGGGTGTCACGGTCACGGGTGATGGCGGCGCGGCGGCGCTTCTCTTCGGCGGTCTCGGTTGTTTTCATGGGTTGATGGGATTGAGTCGAGGGCCTCGTCGACGCTCCGGAGGAAGTCTTCCTGTCCGCCTTCATTGACGATGACCCGCTGGCTGATGATGTGCTGGGTCTCGCTGTCGTGCTGCTCGCACTGGCGGGCGTCCTTTCGCACGATCCGGAGGGTGGACCCTCCAAGACGCAGGACGGCATCGAGTTCGTTCGGATAGCGGAGGTCGTCGATCACAAGGCGCTGGCCATTCTGCAGTCGCCAGACGGCCACGCGGAGCCAGGCATTCACCCAGAGGTCGGGGTGGATGATGGTGCGACCCCACTCGGTGCCGAGGGTCTGCATCGCCCTCCGCGGACTGACTCCTCCCAGCAGTTCGCAGGGAACTTCTTTCTGATCTCCCTCGAGGTGATCCTCCTCGAGGCCGAGGGAGCGTAGCATCTGTTTAATCGGGTGAGCGAACTTGAGCAGGGAGTAGCCGCGCCCCACGAGGTGTGCGGCGGCCGTGCTCTTCCCGCAACCGGCCGGGCCGATGAAGGCCACCACGACGGGCCAATGCTCGGGCCATTCGGGCATTTTCAGGTCGGGGAATGGGTGGATCACTCCGAGGGATTCCTTACGCGGCTTGAATGTCAGATTCATCGGGTTCGGGATTGGCGACATTTTCGTCCGTGTTGTAGAGCGGGATCTCGGCAAGTTGGCTGCCGTCGACGGCATTCCGCTGGCGCTCCCTCATGTGGGAGGGGGTCATGATCCACCAGAGGTCGTCGCGGGTTAACAGGCGAACCGCGCCCGGGGCGAGGCCGAGGGCTTGCCGGAATCTCCACGCCTGCCAGTCGACCCCCTCGGTCGAGAGGTAGTCGCAGAACTTCTCGAAGTAGGGGCCCATCAGGAACTCGACCAACTCGGCCACCATCCGCGGTGCCCGGTAGCCGAGTGGCGAGTAACGCCAGTCCAGGCCGACCTCATACCGCCACTTGGCCTTCACCACTTCGGTGCCGATCACGCAGCCGAGCTCGCGGAGGGTGACGTAGTCCTCGACCGCCTGCTCGAGCATGGCGATGGTCAGCTTGCGGATGGGGTTCTCGATGGGCTCCATGGTTAGCGGGAATCGAGGGTCGAGGGTCGAGCGTCGAGGGCGGGGAAGCAGGCGCGGAAGGCCTTCTCGAGCTCCGGGTCGTTTTTTGGATAGTCACCCCTGACCAGCAGGAGCTTGGCCAGATTCGCCCAGGCATCGCGGGTCCTGATGAGCTCCCCTATCTTGTCGAGCATGGCATCGAGGGTGGCGGTGGTGCCGCGCGGCGGCGTGGCCGGGACATTCAGCGGGTAGGCCGGGTCAGCAGGCCCCTTGAGCGGGTACTCTTTCATGACGCCCTCCGTTTTTGCCGGACGCTGCCAAAGCTGAATGTGCGGTCGAGGTAGGTGGGGTCGTTCTTTTTCAGCCAGACCTCGCACGCCTTCCGCATGATAAGCGCATCACCGTGGCTGAATTCGGCGCCGGTCTCGCAGCGCTCGAACCGTAGATACTTTCCGTTGAATTTGGGGCTTGGATCGGTCATGTCATGTTTGGGTTGTGGTCGTCAGCTGAAGAGGGGAGTGGTGCGGCCCCACCAGTTGTCGCCGAGGTTGGATTCCACTGAATCGAGGTGCCAGACCGTCAGTGGGAGCATCGATCGGGAAGCGAAGGACCTGGTAAACGCGGCGTCGGATTCCGCGGCGGTTGGATACGAGGGATGGGATCCGCCCCCGGAACTATGAAAAAGCTGGAAGAACCCGATCGGCATCGGCTTCCCCTCCTCGATGTGCGGGCGCATCAACGGGAAGTCCCGGCGACCTCCCTCGAGTTCCGAGAGTTGACCGGAACCGACCACGAGTCGGCGCTCGCACCCGTGGATCGCATCCCGATCCAGCACTGAAAGCGGGATTTCCAGCGGGGCCGGGAGCAAAATGTCGGCGTCAAGCAGCAGCACCCACCCCGGATCGACGGTGGCAAGGGCGGCGCCGATGGCCGCACCCTTGTCGAAGCAGGAATTGTTTTCCGTGAAGAGTTCGGTCACGACCGGATCCACGCCATGCTTTTCGCAAACCGACCGGGTCTGGAAATCATCCGGCGCCGTGATCACGGTCACCCGCTCGACCACCTCAAGCGTCCTGGGGAGGGTTCGATCGAGGAAATCGTGGTAGAGCACGCTGGTCGTGATCGCGTGGATAGGCAGCTTCATGGGTCAGGCGGAGGGAGTTGGGGTTGGTTGCTGGTTGCGGGGGTTGTTGAGGTCTATTTTTAGGAACTTCTCCGGCTCATGTTCCCAGGCGGAGCGGACGAGCTCCTTGCTCAGGCCGAATGCGAGCATCGTGCGCTGGAACATGGCCCCGTTCTCGGCCAGCACCCTGACATCGACCGCCGGGACCATGACCGAGTCCGGCTGATGGATGACGTAGGGCTGACCGAGAAGGATCCTCGAAATGGTGAGTGGTCTTTTTGCGTCGGTGGTCATGGATGCTTAGGCGGCTTTCTTGGAGTAGTTCTTCTGGCGGTGCTCATCGCTGTTGGAGTACTTCCTGTCCGTGCAGTCGCGGAATCGGGTCTTCTCCCCGTCAAAGAGGAGCTCGATCGGGCCGACCGGGCCGTTGCGCTGCTTGGCCACGAAGAGCTTGCTCGGCTCGTCGGGTTCCTCCTTGTTCCGGTTGAGCAGGAGCACGACATCAGCATCCTGCTCGATGGATCCCGACTCGCGCAGATCGCTCAGCTTGGGCTCTCCCCGGCGCTCGGCCTCCCGGTTCAGCTGGGCCAGGGCGATGATGGGGATGTCGAGCTCCTTGGCCAGGGTCTTGAGCCCGCCAGTGATGTCGGCAATCTCGAGCGCCCGGTTGGCATCACCCCGCTTGGAGGGGCAGCGCATCAGTTGGAGGTAGTCGATCACGATCAGGCCGATCTTGTGCTGGAGCTTCAGCCTCCGGGCTCGCGCCCTCAGGGCGTAGAGCGAGAGGCTAGGGGTTTCGTCGATCCAGATGTTCTGCTGGGAGACCCGGCTCCCGGCCGTGGTGATCCGGGGGAAGTCGGACTTGGAGAGGAACCCATCCCTGACCCGCTGGAGGCTGACATCGGCCGAGGCGCAGATCATGCGCTGGGCCATCTCCATGCCGCTCATCTCGAGCGAGAACAATGCCGACCCGTGGCCCTGCTCCGCGGCGTGTTGGAGGATGTTCATGGCCAGGGCGCTCTTGCCCATGGAGGGCCGCGCCGCCAGGACGATGAGCTGACCCCCCTTGAATCCGTTGCACATCCGGTCGAGGTCGACGAATCCGCTCGGCACTCCCAGCACACCGGTGCCGCGGGCCTTGTAGGCGTGCTCGAACTGGTCGATGGCCTGATTGACAAAATCCTTCGCAGGCTTAAGCAGCTCGTCCTGCTTCTGGAAGGTGGCCCTCAGGTTGAAGAAGGCGGTCTCCACGTCGTCGAGGAGTTGGTCGGGGTTCCCCTCGTCCTGGTGATTCGCCGCGAGCGCGACCGCGTCGTAGCCGGTCTGCCAGATCCGGGTGAGCGCCCACTTCCTGCGCACCTCGTCCAGCGCGGCGGGCATGGCCATGACGGTCGGGGCCGCCATGGCGATCTCGGTGAGGGTTGCCACGCCACCCACATCCTCGATGCGGCCCATGTCGATCAGGTGCTGCTGGACCCCGAGCAGGTCACAGCCCTGATGCTGGTGGAAGCGCTCGAGGATCGCCTCGACGATGACCCGGTGACCGCCACCGCGGAAGGCATCCGGACCGATCGACTCGATCACCGAGGGGATGCAGTTGGCCGGGTCCTGCATCATGCAGGAGAGGACGATGCGCTCATGCTCGGGCGATGGATTCGGCAGACGCTCAAAGGGATTCGCGCTCATTACGCGGCCTCCTTGGTGGTGATGATGGCCTCACTGATCTCCGACACGAGATCGTCATGCTCGCGGATCTCGGCCTGCACACTCGCAGGCAGCAGGCTGAAGCTGTTCGGGAAGTTCGCCCCCTCGATCCCCTCGGGGAAGTTCTGCGGGTAACGGTCGACCAGGATCTCACGCCACCGGGCAGGCACAGATTCCGCCGCCCTTTCTTTTTTTTGCGGATACTTCAATTCGTTGTGCCAGCCGTCGTCATTCAGCCATGTCTGCGGGTGCTGCCATGCGGGATAGAACTCGCCGCGGCGCTTGGCCTCGGCACGGTCCAACTGCTGGAGGTGGATGATGCGGACGAGCTCCTCGACGGAAATCCGCCCCTTGACCTTACTCTTCCAAACTCTCCAAGCACCCCCCTTTCCTTTTTTTTCTGGAAATGCGGACCAGAGAGTCTCGAATTCGGGTGAGTACGGATCGGATGGTTCCTCGGGATCCGGTGATGCCTCACCGGCAAAAACAAGCAGTTCGTTTCTATTCTCTTCAACTTCTCTTCCCTTCTCTTCAGGCCGCAGATTGCTGTCAGATGGCGGCGAGTTGTCAGCAACATGACAGCAATCTGCTGACATGGGGTCGGGAAACTTCCGCACATGGGACCTTAATCTCTGACCGAAGTTAATGATGGTGAGGTATTTGCGCCCCTTGCTGACATAGAATCTGATGATTCCCCTCTCCTCCAGTTCAGCCAATCTCTCGGATGTCGGCATATTGCTGCCAAGTGGGAAGCATAATGCTGACACAATGCGGTCATCGCCGTGAAAATTCCCAAAATCATCAGCCTTCATGATGAGGCGGATGAAGAGGCACTCGGCCTCGCAGGAGAGTCCATCGAAGCGATACGAGTCCGACCAGTCGCGTAGAATTCTGTTTGGCATAGGTCAGATCCTCCCCTTGAAGCGGGGCCGGGCCTCGCAGATGAACTTGTTGGCCACCGAGGTCGAGATGCAGCCGGGCATGATCATGCCCTTCACCCAGGCCGCGCTGTCAGCCACCCGGACGCGCAGGATGTCTTTCCCACCGGGGCGCCGTGCCAGGACAAGGTTGGGATTTGGCAAATTCGCAGCCACGACCAGGAGCGTGGATCCCTGGGCCAGTAGGGTCTCGAGCTTGGAGAGCCCCGCCGCGGTGACCCTCACGAAGCCAGACTCGCGGGTGTAGTCCTTACCCAGCGCGAGGACGCCCTGACGCAGCCAGGAGACATCCTCGGCGCCAATCCCGAGCTTCTCGGCCGCGCCGACCTCGCTATAGGTGATGCCGAGCCCAATCACCGGGTTCTTTTTTTCATTTGAGGGGACCGGAGGAGCGGAGTCGATGACAGCTCCGCCCAGGATGGGCTCAGGCCGCGCTTTTTTTCCGGAGGAGGCCGTGTGCCGCTCTTCTTTTTTTTGTGGGGTTTTTGTGGTCATGGTGTGGGTGTGTGAAATGGGTGGATTCGGGAGGGGCGATTGAAATAAAATTTCTGAGCGTCCTATCAGTCGCGGTTTTTGGCCCGAGGCCGCGGAGCCGACCCCCTCCCCCCCTCCTTCGATCGCGTCGAGGTGGAGGCCGGAGGGTTCGATCCCGGTGCCAGGGAGACCGCGGATGCCGGCTGGGGAGTAGCAGTAGACGTAGCAGTTTCAGACTCTTCAGAGATGGCTACTAGTGAAGCATCTGATTGCCCATCAGATGGGGCGTGTATGTCAAATTGCACCGGCTCAATTTCACATACAGGACCGGCAGCGGGATCGGGCGCCGGGAGGGCCGCTATTGGCTGAGTATTTCCGCCACCAAGATTGATCTCAGGAGCATCCTCGACCAGTTCGGCATCGATCACGGGGAGATCATCCAGCATCCTCTCGAGTCCGGCAGCAACCTGACTCTGCTCCACCTTCTCGACGCGGGCCGTCACGCCACCGGTGAGCACCTGTCCCTTGTCGATCAGGATACCGACGGCCATCGAAAGTTCCCCCGGCTTGATCGCTCCATCGGCGATGATCTCCTCGAGGCGCTCTACTCCCATCGCTGCCACCTTCAAGGCACGAGCACCTAGTTCCTTTCTATGTGTGTCAATAGTGGAACCCTCGCGGATCATCACCGCTTCGATCGTCCGATGGTGCAAGCCGGTGAGACGTTTGATCTCTCGGATGCCAGTTCCTTGACCGAGCAACTGCACCGTGATCCGGTAAAGATCCGGACGCTGACTCAGTAGACGCTCACCAGTGGACGCGCCGGTGAACACCGGAGCTCCAACCTTTTCCAGTGCCATCTCCTCTTCAGAAAAAAGAAGAGCCGGGGATGAGGAGTCCTTGGGATCCATCACATTCTTGATCGGTAGATACCCATCAAAAAAAAGAAGAGGGCCGCGTAGAGAGAGGCCTCGAGGAGATCGTGACTCATGCCAGTCGCGAGTTGATGAACTCCTCAATCGCGGATTCCTTCACCCGCTTGTCTTTAGTGGAGAGGATCAGCACCTGACCAAAGACACCGCTCTTGATGTAGCGGGCCACCGTGTTCAAGTGGATCGAGAGCCGGTCAGCAACCTCACGGGTTGTCACCCAGCGATCAGCCTTCGCCTGGGCGCTCATCGATCTCCTCCTGGTAGCACGGTCGAGCGCAGACGCGGCTCAGATCCGGAGAATGGACAGGGCCGCTTGACATAGCCGACGGCCTGACAGTACCAAGCCCAAAAACGACGCAGCCGATTCATAGCAACACCTCCGCGGTGGACGACCGGCCGGTGAAGATCCACCGATGGCACCCGCGCCAAATCGCACGAGCCTCATCACGGTCAGCAGTCATGCACCTCAGCGACCCGTCGACAGTGATTTTGTAAAAAAAAGAAACGCCCGAATGGAGGGCGGCCAGCAGCGGACCGGGAGCAACCTTCTCGAGGATGAGACGGGAGCGACCCTTTCGTATCTCCAGGGAAGTGATCTCGCGCTTCATAGCATTAACGGCGGAAGCGGGTGATCAGGAGAGCGAGCATCTCGGCGATCTCCTGACGGCCGATAAAGAGCACCGCGGTGGTGACAGCGAGGAGAAGGGCGATCATGCGGCCCTCCTTGTGCACATTTGGTGCACATCGTGGACATAGTTGTGGGTGTTGGTCATGGGTGTTATTGGGTGGAAGTTAAGGTCTGGCGTAATTGAATCAGTTGGTATCCGTTGGTGCACACGTTGCCGAAATGAGCTCACGGATGGCGCGGCGGATCAGGTCGGCGACCTTGAGGTCCTCAGACTCAGCACGGCGCTTGAGCTCCATGAATACAGGCTCCGAGAGCCTCACCCCGATTTGCTTGTCGTAATTTTGCTTGCTCATGATTCCGTTTGTATCCATTGCGAACCATTGGTGCAAGAGTTATTCTACATATTTTTCTTAGGCATCATAATGAAATACACTCGACACCTTTAATCATTTCCCTTAGTGCCTAACCTCTTGCCCTTGTCCTCAATTGGGTTACATTGGGCCCCATGAGTGAACCACTAGACCGCGACTTCAAGATCCGGATCCCACTGGCCATGTACAAAGAGCTCGAGCGGCTTGCCACCCAGCGAGGCCCGGGCACCAAAATCGCGCCCTTGATTCGCGAGGCCATCTACCAAGTCTACCTGAGCGGCGGATCGAGCAGCGGAACTGGCACCCCAACGACCACACCACCCGCGGCGAACGGCCCGACCGAGAGAAAGATCGGATTTCATGCCAAGCGGAATTCCAACCCTGGCCGCCGCGGAATCGTCTCGTGAACTGCTGACCGGATAGCCAATCCGAACCGCAAGCAATCCTAGACCCGCATAAAACCTAGGGCCTGAGGTAGTCCAAAATAATTGTTGCAGTCCCTCAAGAATCCTCTAGAGTCTTATTTGTACCCCAATGGTACACATAAAACCAAACGGAAGAGCCGACCGAACAAACGGGCAAATCAAAAAGATGAACAACATCACCTACAAAGTAGAAAGAATCGATTATTCCGAAGACTTCGGATATGGACTCAAGTCGTACAGAGTCTCAATCGTTAAGGCATCCGGATTATTGGAAGCGGTCGAGGAGTTCTCCCGATTGAAGGACGCAAAGGCCTGGATCGATTACGCCGAACGTAAAGCCATCACCGATCGCTGGGACGCCAGGATCGCCGCCGGTCAGAACATTATCATGGGCTAACCCACCAGGAGACCACGACCATGAACCTCCGCAAAATCCAGTCACTGAATCGGCGCGTCAGGGTCCGCCGGTTGGCCGACCTTAGTCACGCCCAGGAGCCCGCCATGCCCGCCGCCTGGTGGCTCCTGCGTGCCATGGAAGAGAGACGCACACTTTCCGACCGCAGAGCCACTAGACAACCCACCCACAACGAAACACACTAACCTCAACAGACACCCACACTCATGAAAACAGAAATCACCATCACTAAATGCACAGGAGAGTATCCGCTCCACCATCGCTACCCGCAGCAGTTTGATCCACAGGATGCATATATCCGGCTCGATCCCGAGACGGCCGAGATGTCGGCCGACTGGAACGTCGAGGTTGGCAACTCCATCCCGATGTCAGTGGGTCATGGACGAATTCTCCGTTATCCTGTAACGCCATACCTCACCTCTGACGAGGTCAACGCACTAATGGAGCGCCTGATCCCTCTGGCTCTAACCGTTTGCAACGAATATAGCGAACGGTGGGATGGCCACAACACGGTCGGTCAACTCACCGAGGAGGGCGAGGAATCAAGTCAACAGATCGAGTGGGTGTGCGCTGACGCTGTAACAAAATCAGATGGCCCGCTGGAGGAGGAGAACTAATGAGCCACCAGGACGCCAAGGCCATCGCCGAACAAATCGTGCGCAACCTCAACCTCAAGCACCCTCCCGGCATGGTCATCATGATCCTCAGAAATCTGGCCAAGATCCTCAGGGCCACCAAGGACATCACCATTTACAAAGACAAAGAATGAAACCCCTTTTCGCCCTGATCATCTGCTCGACCGCGGCCATCGGCCAGCAGCAGTCCATCATTACCTACGGCAACAACATCTGGCCCCAAACCACTATCATCAGCCCCACCTCGAGCGGGTACAACTACACCGTCTGGAATGCCGGGCCCCGATCCGGATCATGGGGCGGCGTCACCGCAGCACCAGGCACGACCGTAAGCGCAGCCGTCGGCCAGCGGGGAGAGCTCGTCCCCATCGTCATACCGAAGGCGGATGGCATCGTCGAAATGGCCACCCTGTCGGCACCAGCATACAACCTGCCACCCATGCCCGCGATCCCGCGGAGCGCCCCGACAGCATCGACGAAGGAAGCAGCCCGCAAAGAAATTCCACCCCCAGCGAACTACAACACCTACGGCAAATATGCCTGGCTGCACAACCAACTCAGCCGCGACTGCATGGCCCAGTTCGCCGGCGACTGGAAGCGCGACACCGGCCTGGGCAAGGACGCACTCAACGACCCGCACGCCCTGCTAGGATACCTCCGTTTATGGATCCGATCACACCCCGGCTGCCTGACCGGAAACGTAGCAGGAAACGTATCACCGACCCCGCAAAAGTAGAGAACACGCAATTACGAATGAGATGCTCTACCGACTGAGCTAAAGCGGCGTTACTCTGTAAATCCTTCCAGTGAGATGATTCCACTCTGATGGATACCCTGCTGCTACGTCACCGCACTCCACCATACCCCACCACAAAGTACTTGCCAGAGACGTAGCAAAGACGTAGCAATTAGTCAGCATCTCACAAATCGCACAGCCAAATCCAAAAATTGCTACAACCCCACAGAGTAAAACCCCATGAGCCTTGCCACAAAAACTGATACGTCCCTGAATCATCGCGGCGAAAATTACACGCTATGGCAGCGCGGCGGCAAGTTCTATCTCCGCCTCACCCGCAATGCCCGACCGATCTGGAAGAGCCTGCGCACCACCCAGAAGGCCGCGGCCCTCGAGCGCGCCCGGAAGGAGCTCGACGCCCTGGAGAAGAATGACTGGAAGCCCGCCGTGAAGGTCGTAGCACCCAAGCGGACTGCTACGTTGGGAGAGATCCTTGAGGCCTTCCGCACGAGCGGAGCGCAGACCCTCCTGAGCCCGCGCTCCATCCGCCAGTATGCCGGGAGCCTCGAGGAGCTGGTCGCGACCGCCACCGGCAAGGAATTCAACCCCTCGACGTCGAGCTCCATCCTCACCGAGGAGCTCATCCGCAAGTACATGGCCGCGTGCCGGGCGATCAACCCCGAGACCGGAGAGCCACGGCGGCCCGATCACAGCATCCAGAGCTCGATGACCCAGGCGCGTTGCGTCCTGCAGGAGAACTTCTCAGACATCTACCGGCACCTCGTCATGCCCGAGCTCACCGGATTCCGGGCCAAGAAAAGGTTCAAGAAGAAGAATGTCGACGGATTCGTCCCGCTCGACCGGCAGACCGTCATCGACATGGAGGCCGCCGCCCACCGGCTTTGGGAGATCAGGGAGGCCGTCTGGATCCCCTACGCCATGATGAGCGTGCTGGGGCTTCGGAATGGCGAGGTGGAGAAGGCCACCTGGAGCGACTTCGAGGAGCGGACCGTCTACGGCATGGATGGGAAGCCCCGGCTCTCGCGCACCTTCCGGGTCCGGGCCGACTACGAGGAGGCGATCACCGGCGAGATCGAGGTGCCGGATGATTTGTGGGAGAAGCTGCAGCCCTACAAGGAGGCGGCGACCACCGAGCACGTCTGCCCTGGGAAGAACAAGACCGAGCGCGCTCAGGTCTGTGATAGGAACATCAACCGGTTCGTGGAGAGGTTTATCAAGGACCGGCAGAAGGTCTCCTACGAGCTGCGGAAGTGGGCCGGATCCATCGTGGCGACGAAGCACGGCATCTACGCCGCCCAGCGCTTCCTACGGCACAGGAGCGTCACCACGACAGAGCGCTACTACGCCACCTATTTGAAGGGCCAGAGCGCCGCATCCGCCAGTGATCGGGCCGAGATCTACGGGCTCGCCTGACATGAAGCGCCGGAGAGGGACTTGAACCCTCATACCCTCCACGGAGGGAGGGATCTTTTGCGTTAGATCATCCGGCCGGGGAAAGGGATCGGGGAAGGATCAGGTCGCTATCACCATTCCGATTTCAAGACGGATTCGTGACCCCTCATTGCCTCCCCCGATTTATGCACCCTTGGATTCCTTGCGGCGCGTCCTTGGGGCAGCGGTTCACCGAAGATCCCCGCGAAATATGACCCATCGGATCTTCTTCATGAGTTCCTGAGTTCCAGATAAAATTCTCCCTACCCCTAAGCCTTGAACTGGTAGTGGGCGGTGGCGCGCAGGGTGTAGCCGCCGGTGTCGATTTTGAACTTCTTGACCTTGGCCTTGCCTGCAGCGAGGGCGTGCTGGATGAGGCGTCGGGTCTGTGACTCGCAGAGGTTCCATTCCGCTTGGAGCACCTTGGAGGTGAACCACCCCGCGGGCACCGTGTCCGGCTTTTGATGGATGCGCACATCCTCGAGGCGCGGCGGTTTTATTGTTGGCGTCTTCATGAGAACTTTCCGGTGAGGGATCCCAGGAGGGATTTGCCACCGATGATCGGGATGTTCAGATGGAGGAACTCTCCCGAGCGGGCCGCCAGTTGGACCGCGAATCCATGGGTCCACGAGGTCGGGTTCGTGTGTTGCCAGAGGGGCTGGAGCTCGCAGAGACACCCCGGGTTCCAGCTCTTGATCTGGCCGGTGTGGACGGGGCGGGCACTGGAGGACTGCTCCCGGTGGGTGTGACCGAAGACCACGTTGCCTGCAAAGTTGTTCAGCGTCACCGTCGTGGCCTGCTTCGAGGTCGAGGTCCCGTGGGTGAAGTAGCACTTCCCCTTGCGGATCGTGCCGGGCAGGGGGAGGTCATCGTAGAATTCCCCTTGCCGATAGTAGCTTATCCCGCGCTCCTTGAGCTTCAGCAGGAACTCGGGGGCAAAGGCCCGGCGGAGATACTCCGCATCCTTCGAGTTGCGGAGGGTCTGCGTGAGACTCCATTGCTCGATCCTCCTCTCATGATTTCCTTCACAGTACTCCACCTTGGCACGGGGTGCGGCGGCCTGCAGCGCATCGAGGAATGCGTTGGTGGCAGCGATGTCGGCCTCGTAGGTGTAGGCGGATTCCGCGACGTAGCCCATGACATGGTGTTGGGCCAGGAATCCGCCGCAGTCGACATGATCTCCCAGGAGGATCACCTCATCCGGATCGAGCGCCTTGATGTCACCCAGGCACGCGGCGAGCGCGGCCTGATCCACCTTAGCCCCGTGGGTATCCGGGATGACGACCCGGACGATATCCTCCTTGCCGCGCTTGGTTGGCTTGGCCGGGGTGATGACCTTGGCCTTGGGGGTGTGGAGGTGTCGGTCGAGCGTGGCCGCGAGCTTCGCCTTGGAGGCCTCGCTGGCCTTGAGCTGATCCTTCAGGCGTGCGACCTCGGCCGTGAGGGAGGCCACCTCGAGCTCACCGCGGAGAGACTTGGAGGAAGGGGGGCGGGGCATGGGGGAGGGGGAAATGATGAAGGATAAAACTAAAGCAGAGAAATTCCGTTGACGGTGGCGCTTTCATGTGAGACGTTTCCCTCGGCCACGTGCCAATAAACGCCGCGTCCATCGCCCGGCCCTCGGCGCGGGACCCTCCCGAAAGGGAGGGTTACCGGGGATTTTCTTCCGTTTGAGTTCATGGCATCAGGTGCGTTGGAAACATTTCCTGCAGCTTCTCTAATCGTTGTAGCTGGGTTCCCTTTGATTGATCCCAGTCCCCTTCGTAAATTTTGGAAACCACGCTTTTATTGAGCCCGGTAAATCTCTTGCTTGCGAGTAGATATGGATTCACATCGATAGAGCTCAGAGCGTGTTGGTAATCCCTGATTTTCATGACTATTGGGTCATTTCTTAATTCAGGAATCGCATCCCATCCATTGTTCAGCTTGTATAAGACGCTTTTCATCACGCCCCCGCTATCGATCTTGTGCCACAGCAGGTCTTGAACAGTGATTCCCTCAAGCAACTTTTCCCTGACATCGGCGGCAGTACTGCCGGGCTGAAAGTTTTTGGTTGAAAGTGATTCCGCCGCGAGGGGAGAGACTTTCAGATCAGGAAACTGACGAGCATCAATCTGCGAGAACATCGCCTGCTTTTCACGCGACACATCTTCGGCGGCCTTTGAGATTTCAGGATTGATTGATGTGTCTGGAGACCGTGAATGGAACGAGATTTGCCCGACCGGCGAATCCACATACATCACCCAGGGATATGCTCCGGTATGTGCCGGATCTTGCTTCCACCCGTAATTCCACCCCTGATCGATGGCTAATTTTCTCAAGCTATCTATTACCCACAACTTATGGTCACGGAGTTCTTGGGGCTTGGCTCTTTTTATTCCCAAAGTTTTCTGCCAGGCCTTGGCCCAGTCACCTGCAGACATACTTGGAGTAAATCCAGATTTAGGTCCCACTTCGGGAGCATACACGGGGCCGGATTTACTTCCACCCACATCCGGCATCATGTTGTTGTTCACTTTGAAGTAGTCGAAATGGAATCCCTGCAGGGGTTGGCCGTAGGTGGGCGACCCCTTGTCCGTGTCGGTGACGCGGTTCATGTCCTCGATGCGGTCCATGCGGATGCGGCGGACGACACCCTGGGGGCCGAAGCTGGCGGCCAGAGGGTTGATGTTCCGGTGGATTTTGGAGAAGGAGGTCAGCAGGGCATTGATCTCGTTGCGCTTGCCGATCCCGATAGCGTTCTCCGAGGGGAGTCCCTGCTTGTGGTTGGAGAGGTAGGTCATCAGCGACTGATGGACGGCCGCCGCGTCGTTGTTGTGGTGGGGGAGAAGGCCCTCGTTGATCCCCTTGAGCACATTGCGCTGGACGGCCGAGTCATCGATCGTGTGTGCGAGAAGATGGCCCTGCGAGGAGACCGAGTACTCGAAGGGCTCCCAGAAGTTCCTCGTGATCGAGCGGATGTTGCCGAGGTTGATCACCTTATAGGCTCCGGTCTCCCCTGTGCCGACGCGATTGACCTTCATCCGGTAGACGCCACCCTGACCGGCATCCGACTTGAAGGTGTTGGCGATCGACTGGATCCATGGCCCGAAGTGCTGGAGGGCGCCCATCGTGGCCGGGAGTTGGGAGCCGGAGATGACCCGCTTCCCGTCGACCATGCGGGGGCCAAGGACCGGATCGTTCTTGGGTCGGAGGCCGGTGCCGATGGCGGCGGAGAGTTGATCCTTACGAAGCTGGTCGGTGCGGCGGATCTCGTCCTGAGACTTGAAGGTGACCGTCCCGTTGTCATTGCGGAGGAAGTCATTCTCAAAGACACCCGGACGCCCGGGGACGGGGCGGAGGTTGACCAGGTTCGATCGCGCCATGTCGTAGGGGGATCCCGAGGCGGCGATCTGCGTTCCCTCGACACGCTTGGCACCGAGATCGATGCCGTTGAGCCACGAGTCGTAGGAGCTGACATAGCGGGCGAGCTGCTTGGAGAGAGTCGGAGAGGATCCCACCAGCGGGTTGTCGCGGAAGATCGAGGAGAGTGATCCATTGACCTTGCCGGTCTGGGGATCAATGGATACCCCTTGGGCCGCGAGCGACCGGGCATTCATGGCGAGCATCGAGCGGGTGGCCGCGTCGGGATCGACATTGGCCGGGAGGCCTTTGCGGATCGAGTTCACGTCGACACCGGCCTGATTCATCTGCTCGGCAAAGACTTCATCCCGGGCCCAGTCGAGGGGGTGCTCATTACCGGCGGCGAGACCATTGTCTGAGAGTTGCTGGACACGCTGGGTGATCCGGTCCTCGAGGGGCGGGAAAGTGGGGAGAGGTTGACCGGCGACGGCGGCGCGCTGGCGCAGCGAGGCCTCCTCGGCCTCGACCTGACGTTGGGCATACTCGCGGGCGCGGGCCTCGATCCCGGCATCACCGTAGAGCTGCTGGATGAAGTTGCGTGCATCCGAGCGCTGGGCGCCGTCCATGACATTGGAGGCGAGGATCGCATGACCGAGCCCCTCGTGGATCTCGGCGGGGTGCTCGGCATCGAGGTTGATGAAGACACGGGGCCGCTCCCCGGGAGTGCCATCGACGAACCATCCCGCGCCACCACGGCCACCGAGTGCAGCCACATTGGCCGTGAAGTCGGTGCCATCGAGGGGGACCACATCGGCGGGAGCGATGCCCGGTTGATTGGAGAGGGCCGCACCGACTTGCTTGTCGAACTCGGCGGCACCGACCGGGATCACATCGGTTCCCTTCATTCCCAGAAGGCCTTGGATGGCGGCGAGATTCTGGAGGCGTCCAGCCGGGAGCTGGGCCACCCTGGTGACATCACCACCGGCAAGCTGGGTGTCGGCGAGGAATCGGGCAATGTCTTGATTGCGCTGGCGGGCCGAGTTGCCCAGGACACGGGAAGCCAGGCCACCGACCGCTCCGAATCCGAATCCTGCCCCGACATTGGCCCCGGCCTGCTCCTCATCTTGACCCAGTGTCAGGGGAAGCATGGCAAGTGATCCCGCGATGCCACCCTCGACGGCAGATCCGGTGATGCGCGAGGCATTGGTAAAAATCGGGTTATTGGCCTTGGAGGCGAGTCGGCGCACCCATCCGGGATAGGATTCCGAGTTGGCGACCCGCGACATCGTGGAGTCAATGGCTCCGGTTCCTCCCGTTGCAAGCGCATCGGCGGCTGCCGTGCGGTAGGCCGCTGGGATGCCTGGATTGGAGGCGATGGCCCCGATGGCATCGGCGCGGAGAGGACCCATCACGTCGGATGCTTCGCGCAGGATGGTGCCGGTGACTTGGGCGCCTTGGCCGATTGTACGGACGACCGCGGCACCTTTGCGCAGCGCGAGATATCCGAGGACCGGTTTCATGGCCGACCAGAGGGGATTGCCCCCATCCTGACCATTAGATGCACCACTCCATCCCAAGAGGCCCGCGCCTCCCACGACTCCGGCAGCGGCAATGTCCGCGCCTTCATAGACCTTGTCGCCGATCTTGACCGATGGGATGACGGCATTGACCCGATCGATGGCTGCCTTGGCCGCGGAGTCGAGGGCATCGTTGGCCACGATGGTCGTGTTGCCGAGACCTTGGAGGACGCGACCTGAGGCATACTTGGTCAGATTGCCGATAGGCACCTTCGAGATGAGGGCACCGGCGGCCCCGGCTATCTGGTTTTCGGGGGCCGCAGCTATTGCGGAAAGTTCGGTCAGATCCTTGAGCGGGGCCGTGGCCGGATTGTTGAAGGAGGCGGACAGGGCCTGCTCCACTTTCTGCCCGGAGGCATCATCCGGCGCCGCTAGGGAGACAATCTGAGGGACCGAGGTGATGGTGGGGCGCTCGATCTCACGTTTGAAGGCATTGTTGTCGAGATAGTTTGAGTAGCCCGCATCGGCCCCGGCCTTGATCTGCTCGGGGGTGGCATTGACCAGTCCCGCATCGGCCGATCCATCGACGAGCCCCTGCCATCCCTGCTTGACCTGCTGGATTCCGAGCATCGTCTGCATCCCGGCATTGCGGATGCCTTGGAGGGCCGAGTTGGCGACTGCCGTCTCATGCTCCAGGGTCTTCTGGGCATAGTCGCCGAAGTCCCCCTGATACCGGGGAGTATGCATAAGGTCCTTGATGCCGCCGTAGGTGGTCTGAAAGAGTCCCCCGATTCCACCCGCGATATTCCCGACTGCAGAGGTCCAGAAGCTACCCCCCACCCGCTTGCGGGCGTCCATGGCAGAGTCCCACTGGTCGCGTGAAAGATCGACCGAGGGATCATTCAGCGAGTCGGCTTCGAGTTGGTCAAGTTCCTGAGTTGAGAAGGTCTTGGGTTGGGTTGGACCGAGCCCGGTCGAGGCGAAGGGACTCGGAGACGAAGGGCCTGACAGTGGAGAAGCCGGAGCCGTGGCCGCGTAGGCCGCATTGATGTCACCGGCAGCCTTGGATTGTTCCTCCATGAGCGCAATGTCGGCATCGCTGAATGTAGGGCCGTCAGATGATGCTGAAAGCTGAAGACTGAAGTCAGAAGCAGAACCAGATGGAGCCGCCGGTGCAGGAACATCCGAGCCCGGGGCCATGGCATTCAGATCCTCATCGCTGACGATGTCGCCGATGGCCATTGGCTTACTGGATCTGCTTCCACTGACCGTTTCCGAGCGACTGGAAGGTTCCACGACCAGGGATCGTCTTGATCACCGGCGAGGAGGCAGGAACCGAGGGGGCCGCAGCGGGTGCGCTGGCGGATGTAGCCTGTGTCCCGAGCCGGGCCTTGGAGCGGTCGAGTCCGGTCTGGAGGACGCCGCGCAGCTCGGCGACGGATTTGCGAAACTCGCCCTCGGACTGGTTGGTGCCGAGACGGCCAAGCGCGGCCGTGGCCTTGGCCCCTTCGATCTCAGTGATCTGGCCCGCGCCCTTGAGCTGATTGAATGCCGCCAGGAAGTTCTTGCCTTGGACTTGCTCGAGTCGCGACATGAAGTCGGCCGCCTCGGTGCCCGCGAGCGGATCCTTCTTTAGCCCGAAGAGGAAGGCGGCATCCTTGGCACCGACCGCCGAGGAGAGGCCCTTGGCGGCGAGGAGATCGTCGAGGAGCTGGACATTGTTCTGGAGCTCCGGAATGGCGTCGGCCTTCTTGGCGACGGCGTCAGACTGTTCCATCGTCGACTTCTGGAGCTCGACCCGGTCCTTCTGGAGTTTGAGGAGCTTCTCGGGGTCTTGGCGGGCGAGGAAATCCTTCTGCTGGTCGAGGTACTTTTCTAGGATCACCTTCCGCTCGTCCGGCATGACCTGACGGGGGAGTCCCGCGGCACGGGCCCAGTCGGCCAGTTGCGGGAATCCGAGTGCCTGAGCGATGTTCTGATTGGCCGCAGCGGCGGGTGCGGGAGCGGATTGAGCACCCTGATCGGCCGGGCCGTCGGGCTTGTAGGGATTGGTGGCCGCATTACCCGACACACCTTGGTCAGCTGACGGGCTGAACTCGGCACCATTGGCGCCGGGATTGCCGAGACGGGCCGGTGATCCCGAGGGATTGGGCACCTGAATGTCGGGGCCGGTGACCAAGCCATCGGGATCCGAGGCAGGAGGCACGCCCATCATGGCCAACTGGTTAGCGGTGACCCGATCCATCTGTGCCTGCGAGGCAGGCGTGCCCATCAGTTGGGCCAGCAGGGCCGGATCAACTCGATCCGGCGTGAGGGAAGGTTCCGGAGAATTGGTCCCGGAAGCCATGGCGTAGAACTGCTGCAGATCCTCGGGGGAGACATTGGCCGCGGCCTGAGTCATGGCAGGGGACCCCATGGAGGGTTGGTAGCCCATGAGGGCGAGTTCCTCGGCAGTCATTAGTAGAGATCAACAGGTGTTGTCTTGGTGGAGGAAGAGGCCCCCTGCTGGTCGAGCTTCTGCTGACTTAGTCCAGCCATCATGGCGTAGCGGTCGGCCATGGTCTTCTGGCCCACCAGCTGGATCAGGGAGGGGCCGAGGTTGATCTTCTCCGCCCAGGGCGTGGCCCTGATCGTGTTGAAGGCATCGGCATCGATGATCCCCATCTTGTGGGCGAGTGCCGCGGTCGAGTCCGTTTGCGCGGCCTGCATTTTGAGGCCTGAGATTTTATCGAGGGCCCCGGAAATTCCGGAGGCGGCGGCAGTGATGCCTCCCGCAAGGCCTTGGGCACCTTGGAGCTGACCGGCGGCGGTGATCTCGCCGGAGCGGTCTTGGACGGTGGGGTTGTAGCCGAACATCGGATTAGTGAGTCGAGGGTCGAGCGTCGAAAGTCGAAAGCACGGAAGAAGAATGCCGCATGGGGGCAGGATAGAGCCTCAGCTGTTTGAGCTTAATGGGGGACTTGACATCGTTGGCATTGCGGCGGACACACTGCCGGTGATCTACGACTGCCAGAGCTGCGGGGCCTGCTGTGCCCATAAATGGAGCTGGCCGGTGCTCCGGCGCGATCGGTCGGATGCATCGGGAATCCCCCCGGCAATGGTCCGTCTCGATTACCCCTTGCTCAGGACGGTGAGCAATCGGTGCGTGGCACTGACGGGAGATGTCGGGGTCTCGACCGGTTGCTCGATCTACGAGGCCAGACCGGACGCGTGCCGATCCTTCACGCCCGGAAGCGTGCTGTGCTTGGAAGCACGCAAGGCTATTGGACTGTTAGGCTGTTAGGCTGTTAGCCCTCGACGCTCGACTCTCGACCCTCGACTCTCCCTGCGCTGTACCCGCACAGCGGCATCTCGAGCCTGACCCAGGGAGCGGTGGCGCTGACATTGTTCACCTGGCATTTCAACTTGGGGCACTCCACCACGCCCGGCTGATCGGGATCGAGGCAGGCCGTGCAGGTGCGGTAGTAGTCGGGGTTCCCCACCTTCTCGTTGGTGAGCACCGCCATCTCCCCGTCGACCCGTCCATAGCGGAGCGGATCGAGCGGCACCTGATGGAGCTCGCAGTAGGTGAAGACATCCTCATCGGTCCAGTCGCGCAGCGGGTAAAGGGCCGACGGGCAGAGCGGGTGAGTCATCACGTCCAGGGCCAGCGGCACACGGCCCGAGCAGGGGTCCTCGTCCGAGGACTTCTGGCCATGAAAGGCCGCATCCCACGGGAACTGCATTCCACCGGTCGGTCGACTCAGCCAGTCGATCCCGCACTGGAAGGGCTTGCCCTCGAGGGGGGGCTCGGTGCCGCGGGCCAGCCAGAGTGTGAAGTTCCCCAGCTGGAAGCGCTGCATGATATCGATCCGGCCATTGCCGCGATTGAGACCCAGCTCCGAGGGAGGGAAATCGTAGAGAGTCAGATTCCAGTCGGATGCGACCTGCTGGGTGAAGTTAAGGCGCCCCCGCTGCCAGGGCTCTTGGAAGGTGACCACCGGCAGGTCGTGACCCATCGAGCGGATCAGGTGGAGGAGGACTTGGGAATCCTTGCCACTCGACCAGAGGATGCAGGGATTGCGGAAGTGGGCCAGCCATCCCGCAATCCGCTCACGGGTGGCGGCGAGCTTCTCGGGGAAGTTCGGCATCAGAGGGCCGAGGCGATCATCATGGATCCGCCGATGGATGCGCCAGCACCCAATGCCGATCCTCCGAGCTGGCCCCACATTCCGGTGTTGGCCGCGCTGCGGGCGGCATTGTTGTTGAGTGCCGAGTTGTACATCGAGGCCTGCATATTGGTGTTGAAGGAGGCGATATTGCCCGCGGCGTCGAGGGCGCCATTGTAGGCATTGCCGATCATTTGGCCGGAGTTCCCCTGGATCCCGCTGCCGAGCTGGATGCCCTGACCGAGTGCGCGCTGGTAGGGGTCGAGGTTGACCAGGGCATTGGCCCCGGCAAATCCAAGATTCGCCGCATTCTGGAAGGCACCACCGGCCTGTCCGTAGAGGTTGGCCGTGTTGCCCATCATGCCTTGGGCGGCACCGGCATTTGCCAGGCGCTGCTGGTAGCGCTGCTGTCCGAACTGGTAGCGGTTGAGCAGGTCGGCCGCGGCGGCACCCGCGCCGGTGCCGAGGCCCCGCGCCGAGTAGGCACTGGAGGCCTGCTGGGAGGCGGCACGCTCCTCCTCGGGGTTGAGCGCGGTGCCAAGGGCGAGCTCTGAGGCGACCCGGTCACCGGCCAGCTTGGAGAGGATCGAGGCCTGATCGCCCTGGGCATTGATTCGGTTGCCGGTATCGATGAGCGCATTGGCCCCGGACTGATAGGTCTGGTCGATGACCCCCTTGGCCTGCTTGGTGTAGTCGTTGTTAAGCTTCCCCGCGATTTTGCTGACCGTCCCGAGTTGCAGGGCCTCAAGCTTGGGATAGGCCGCGATCTGGGCCGCCAGCTGGTCCTTGTACATCTGCGATCCGTACTTGGCCGCGTTGGCGTAGACCGAGCCGACGTCGATCGGCTGGGGTTGTGCAGGAACTGGTTGTGGGGATCCGGAGCCGCCCATGTTAGGAAAGGATGAAGGATGAAGGATGAAGGATGAAACTTACCGAGGATGGCCAACTCTTCGGGCGAGATGCGACCACCGGTAGGCATGGATCTTGAATCCGTTGTTGCGGCGGAAGAGCACCCAGTCGTGCTGATGAGGGGCGACCCGGAGAAACTCGCGGATGGTATTCTGGCCCTCGACTCTCGACCCTCGACCCTCGACTTGGTCCGCTACCGCAAGTTCGACGAACCACGCGTTCGGTTGCTGGCTCTCGACCCTCGACTCTCGACCATCGACGATTGCTTTCTGCTCCGGATCCCACCTCTCCTCGCTGGCCAGCATGAAGGCTGATGCAGTGGAATAGACAAGCCCACACGACAAGTGCCAGCCCAACCGCTCCTCGAAGGGCGTGGTCGAATGATCCTGCCACCATGTCCGTGCGATTTCCCATGCGAGCATTACCAGTTGCCAAAGATCACGACGCAGGCCGTGTTGGGGTTTTCGGGTCCCGCGGCTGTGTCCAGAAAACTGACCCGCACGGAAGTGGTTGTGACCATTGTTGCCGCCGCTCCGGCCCTGATGGCGGAGAGCGCATTATTGGCTGCACCCTGAGCAGTCACCATGACCGCGTAGTTGGCATTCGGGAATGCCGAGCTGAAGTTGACCGTGAAGTCCCCGTTGGCGTTCTTGGTGATCGTGGAGACGTTGTGGCTCGAGCGGATCGTGGCGGCGGTGGGGGTGCCGAGGGTGTAGGTTCCGGCGCCGTTGAAGTTGACCCAAGCCTTGGCCAGTCCGTTCGATGCTGGCGAGGAAAGTCCCGTTGCATTGCCGGTGACCGTGCCGGTCAGGTTGGCCGTGATGGTTCCGGCCGAGAAGTTCCCAGACGAGTCGCGGGTGACGATGGCGCTGGCCGTGTTGGCGCTGGTAGCCGTGGTGGCAGTGTTGGAGACCTTGCCGGCGGTGGAGATCGTGGACAGCTTGGAATCAGCGATTGCGGCAGCTGCGTCGATGTCGGCATTCACAATGCCCGAAACCGTGGCGCTTCCCGCCAGGCTGTTCAGCTTGGCCGGGGTGACCGTCTCGCCATTGGTGAAATTGTAGCCGGAGGTGACGGTGGCCATGGCTTAGAAAGACGAGGGACGAGAGTCGAGGGTCGAGAGCACGGAATGCCGCATGGGGAGAGGATAGGTGTTAAGGGGGCCGAGCTTAATGGGTGACTTTTGGCTGTTCATGCCCTCGACGTTCGACCCTCGTCCTTCGACCCGGCTCAGCCCTCCGTCCTCGCCAGTCGTGACGTATCGCTCGGGAGGGTGGCGTCGGCGCTGACAGCGCGGATGGTCGGACGGCCGCCGGAGGTGGCCACCGTCAGGTCGAGGTAGGTGCCGGGACGACGGATCGGGGCCCGGATCGTGTAGTCGTTGTCGGATCCACTGTTGGTCACCGTGGCGATGGGAGTCGTGTTATCGGGGTCGGTCGTGACTGCCGAGACCGTCACCGCGGACCCCGCGGGCAGCATGGCCGAGACCGCGACATTCCCCAGCCGCTTTCGTCCCAGTGTGGAGTAGAAGTAGCGCCGGGTGGTGATCACCCCGCTCACCGGGGATGTGGCGCTGCCGGTCCCGGCATCGTCGCTCGCAGCCTCCACCTCCTCGAGCAGGAAGAGGGCTCCGGAGTTCGACGCGGCAAAGAGTCGGCGGGTCGTCCCAAAGTCGCTGATAACCAGGCGGTCGAGTGCGGGCAGGTTGGTGTCAACCGATTCCCATGCTTCATTAAGCTGGTTGTAGATCAGGAGGGTGTTGGGCGCGGTGGCATTGCCGGTCGGGACCGCGAGGAAGTAGCGATTGTTGAAGTAGACCGCATTCGAGGTGCCGATCGCGGCCTGATTGATCGTGGCAAAGAGGTCGGCCACCGGCTCCGAGAGGGGGAGCGTGTTGCCGCGCAGGGCGAGGTCGAGTTGGGAATTGTCCAGACGGTAGACCCCCTGATCGGCTAGAAAGTAGACAAAGGTTCCGGCAGTGGCCACGGTCATCCGGGCCGAGCAGCCGACCTCGGAGGTCAGCAGCTGGAGCTTGGACTGGGTCACATCGACCGAGGTGCCGTCCGAGGCGATGACCAGGGTGCCGAGGTAGATCGACTTGCGCAGGAAGGCGATGATCTCCCCGTTGGCGTAGGGGTGGATCGCGACCAGGTAGTCGTTGGATCCCGTGTTGGTCCGGAACCCCTTGAGCATCGGGTCATAGGTGTCCGGGTCGAGCACGTCGGAGATGAGCAGGGTATCGCGGCTGTTGCAGAGCACGACCTGATTGTTGTAGTAGGCGCAGATCCCGTTCGTCGGTGAGACCATCCGCGAGAAGGTCGGCCCGAGCGGGGAGGTGCCGGTGGGCACCCGGGCAAAGCCATTGGCCACATTGCCATCCCAGACCAGGGGGCACTGGACCCGCTGGGCAAAGAGACTGGTCGAGGTGTTGGCCGCCGTGGTGCTGGGCACCGCCACCGTGAAGGTCGTGGGTTGGCCGCCTATTGCAGGCGTGGAGGGCACGCTGGCAATGACCGCGTCGAGGTTGAACCCGCTCTGATCACTTCCCGAGAGTCTTACCATCTCCCCGACCGCATAGCCATGGGCCGAGGGCATGGTAACCGTGGCCGTGCCGCTGGTCTGACTGATCGATGTCACCCGCTGCTGGAGATCGGAGCGGCGCCAGCGGAAGAGATAGAGCCGGTCGAATGCCTGCAGGGTGTTGACAATGTCGCCGGGCAGGATCTGCTCTGAGATCGGCGCCACCGGGTAGGAAAGGGTCAGGAGCGACGATCCTTGGCGGTAGAGATAGGCGGACGTCGGTCCCGCCAGCACGATGTACTCATTGGCAAAGTCGTAGCGTGGGGAGGAGTAGACCCCGGCACCGAAGATGCCGCCCGCGTAGCTGGCTAGTAATACCGGCCAGGCCCAGGTGATCACGCCCGTGGCCGGTGAGCTCGGCGAGCCCGAGACCGGGTAGGTGAAGGTCGAGCCACCCGTGATCGTGACCGTGAACTGTCCATTGTAGGCCGAAGGGGATGCCCCGGCGATCTGGACCAGGAACTGACTGCCGGTCGAGCCCAGCCCGTGAGGCGATGCGGTCGTGACCGTGGCCACGTTGCCCGACTGGGTGATCGAACTGACCGAGTCCCCGCCGTGGAGGGTGAAGGGGAGCGTGACCGGCGTGGCGCCGACCGAGATGCCCGATGCCAGACGACGGGCACCCTTGCGCGTCTGGGCGATGCCGCGGTCGAGCCGGATGTTCTCGGCCACCTGAAGATAGCCCTCCTTGATCGTGAGCGGATTCCGCCGGGACTGGAGGCCGAGGAAGGCCGTGTCGCCATCACGGACAATGGGGCTGGAGAGGGAGGGAGGCATGGCGGATGAAGTGAAAAGTTAAAAAGTGAAAAGTGAAAATGGCTAAACGACTGAACGGCCGGTCTTCACGCGCTCGCGCATCTCGGCGAGGGTCAGGCCGGTGTTCCACTGGATGTGTGGTTCATCGACAAACTTCCAGTTGCCTCCCCATTCGAGCTGGGAATAGATCTCCACGACCTTGCCTATCTCGCGGTAGAACGAGGATTCTCCCAGGTAACGGCCATCCGGGAGGAAGAGACCCACATCGGCCGCGATCCCGAAGTTGTGGAGCGACTGTCCGCCGCGGGCCTTGGTCACGATCGGGCCGGGGGCCGTGCGGCCCTTGGCATAGAGCGCATCTTGCTCCGCATAGGTGCGGGTGCCCGCGATGTAGCGGACGGCGATGCCGCGTTCTTGGAAATGCTTCTTGAGCGCGATGAGGCAGTTCGTGAAGACCGAGCGCACCTTGGGGTTCAGCGTGTCGATGTTCTTCTGGCTGCGTTCGTCGATCATTTCGCCACCCCCTTCACCTTCTCCCATGAGCGGAATCCTCCGAGTCCGAGTAGGCCAAAGAGGACGGTGTTGAGCGCATCATGGTCGAGTGCGACGACGGGTGCCGGTTGTTTCGTGTAGAGGGTGTAAGCGAACGAGAAGAAGGGCTGGATGACGAACTGCCAAGCGAAGGCAGAGGCGCAGACCCAGCCGACGCAGGGGCGCCACCCGCTGACAAAAATGTTGGAGTTTGCCGCCTCCGTGTTGTTGATCTCCGCCTGTGACTTGGCGGCATCTGCCTCGATCTGGATCAACTGCTGTTGAAGTTCAGCTTGGATCTTGATCTGTGCGTCCCGGTCAGGGACGAACTTGTTCACAAGTTGCGAGACCGTCGTGACCATCTGGGGGATGTCCCAAGTCATAAAATCTATCGCAGCAGCGTCGTTTCGATTCTCTGTGTGCGTTGGTCGATTTGTTGCAACGTAGCTAATGCCGCCGCAAGGATCTCCCGACGTTGCGCGGCGTCTTGCTGGATCTCCGCGATTCGCGCATCCTGCGATTCGTTCAACCTCTCCACGCGATCCATACGCAGGGGGAGTGCCGAGTAGAGTGAGAGAAATGTCCAGAGCGCCGCAGCCCCGCTACAAGCCGCGACCAGGGAGATGACCAGGGTCAGCGGATGAGGGATTGTGGATGAGTTCATGGCATTAGAAACCGATTGCTGATTTCAGCTTGGTCAGCAGACCGGGTGAGTCGGCAGATGGATCGGAAATGGGAGTCGGTTCCTCCACAACCTCCGTGATCCATGCGGGAAGCGGCGTGTCGGCAGGGTCGAGGAGGGCAGACCACTCGTAGTAGAGAGGTTCACCGACGGGTTGCTCAAATCCCTCTTCGTCCTTTGCGTAGGAGGCATAGACGGGCCACGGGACGATATTGATGCCCCAGACTGGACGGCATGGCGAAGGGTTCATCCATAGCCAAGGGAGGGCACTTGCGTCTTGGAGAGTTGTCGCTCTAAAGGTTCTCATGATTAAGGAAGGCCGAGTCCGAGGCCAAGGGTGGACTTGTAAAGATTGTAGATTGCCGTATTGCTTACTGGGGCATAGAAAGCTGCCGCAAACGGAATAACTCCCTTATATGTGTATTGAGCGTAAAGTGCGCTTCCTATATTCAAAGAAACTT